AGCAGCTTCATCATAACTGGTAGGATTATGGATATTAAAGACTTTTTCAGCGGTATGTTTTCCAATAAACCGAAAAACGTACTGCAAACGCCATACGGCAATTTTAATCTGGCCAAGGGGAAAGACATCAAGCGGGTGCAGAAAATGGTCATCGACCTGCAACGCACCACCGATGCACTCACCCGGAAGGACATCAAGAACTGGCGCGATGCCTGGCAGTATGCCATCAATGTGGACAGTCCCAGCCGCCAGCGCCTGTACGACATCTACCGGGACGCGGAAATAGACCTTCACCTCTCCGGGTGTGTGGAGCAGCGCAGAGGTTTTGTCATGGCACGTTCTTTCAAAATCGTGGATATGAAAGGGGATGAGAACGAGGAAGCGGTTCACTTCTTTGACCAGTCCTGGTTCAAGCAGCTCATGCGCTATGCACTTGATTCAATCTACTGGGGACATTCGCTCATCGAATTGGGCGACCTTTGCACTGACGGCGACGGCTGCATCTGTTATTCGGATGTGAAGCTTATTCCGCGCAAACATGTCATTCCTGAGTATGGGCGTGTCATTACCGACCTCGGGCAGGACTGGACTACAGGTATAGACTACCGCCAGCCTCCTTTTTCCGACTGGCTCATTGAGGCAGGTAGGCCCGACGACCTCGGGCTGTATCTCAAGGCTGCTTCACAGACTATTCCCAAAAAGAACATGCTGGCCTTTTGGGACACCTTCGGGGAAATATTCGGAATGCCCATGCGTATAGCACGCACCACTTCGCGCGATCAGAAAGAGATTGACCGTCTCGACAAGATGTTGCGTGAAGCCGGAACCGCCCTCTCCATGGTGGCAGGAATGGAAACCGAAATCGAATTTGTGGAAAGCGGCAAGGGGGACGCATTCAATGTCTATGACAAGCGTATCGATCGGGCCAACTCCGAACTGTCAAAGCTTATCATCGGGCAGACGATGACCATCGAGGACGGAAGCAGCCTATCACAGTCGGAAACGCACCTTGAAGTGTTCCAGAACCTCGTGGAAAGCGACTGTGATATGCTTCGGGATATAGTGAACAACCAGCTCATTCCGCGCATGGTGCGCCACGGGTTCCCTGTTAAAGGGCTGCGCTTCGATTGGGACTACTCCATTGACTACACGCCCGAACAGCAGAAAGCTTACGAGGAAATGGTACTGCAACACTACAAGGTAAAGCCTCAGTACTTTGAGGAAAAATACGGTATCCCGTGCGAGGAGAAGGAACCGAAAGAAGAGCCGGACCCGACAGAACCGAAAAAAAAGAAAGACGGCAAACCGGCTGAAACGCTGTCCCGTTTTTTCGACTGAGCCCCGATGATTATTCGGGGCTGCACCAGCGGTATGCCCACCTGTTGGGCAAACAGAAACTATGCCTCTCCATGGAGGACGAGGCAAAACTCATGCGCGACAAGCTCACGGAACGCTTTGACCGCATGATGAAGGTGCTGTTCCGGCAAGAAGGGGCAAACCTTGAAATAGGTATCCTGGCATCCGAAGAAGCGCAGGATTTTATAGAAGCTCATTCTTCTGTCTTGAACGGTTCATTCCGAAAGGTGGAAATGTCCGAGACCATGCGCAAGCGGCTGGAGCGTTCCAACTATGTATTCTCCGGCTTGAAGACCTTCCATGAACTGAATGAAGCCTTTCCCTCCCTGTTGGATGAAAACGGCAATAGAAAGACGTTCGAACGCTTTTTGAATGATGTCCGGAAGATCGACGAAACATACAATTCAAACTATCTACGGGCTGAATTCACCTTTGTACAGGCTTCGGCTGAAATGGCAGCCAAATGGGAACGGTTCATGCAGGACGGCGACCGCTATTATCTACAGTACCGCACGGCCGGGGATGCAAAGGTACGTCCCACCCATGCAGAAATGGCCGGCATCACACTCCCGGCTTCAGACCCGTTCTGGGCAGAATTCTATCCTCCTAACGGATGGGGCTGCCGCTGTTCCGTGGTCCAGGTACGCAAATCCAAGTATCCGCCTACAGACCACGAAGAGGCCATGGCAAGGGGGAAATCAGCTTTGGAAGTTGACAAAAAGGGAATGTTCCGGTTCAATGCAGGCATGGAACAAAAGACGATGCCCGACTATAATCCATACACCATCAAGCGCTGTAAGGATTGCGATATGAACAACGGAAATATGAAACTGGTCTTCGTTCCGGAAAATGAATTGTGCGCCGCATGCAAACTGGTAAGAACATTGGCCAATGCAGATGCCAAACAGATAAAGAAGCAAGCCAAGCCATTGCAGGGAACAGTTATCACGAATAATGAATTCCCATTCCCGGTAAACATATCAAAACGCACGCTTCAAGAATGGACCAACCAGCCATACAAGTTCTACCATGAAAAGAACCTCATGCTTCTGGATATAAAGAATGTATTTGCCAAAGCCAAATACCTGGGAACAGCAGATAACCACAAAGGTATTCCACACCTCATACAATCGCACATTTTCGAGATAGAAGTAAGAGGTGAAAAAGCACTGATAATAGTTCGGGAATACGACTGGCACGAATACACGCTGCACAGTCTTTCAGAAGGAGGTGAATTATACAAACATATAAAAAAGAAAGAATAGCGAAAGACGCAAGCTCCGGGAACTACAATCCCGTTCTGAACATCTAACGCTATTCCTCACTGCAAATATACAAAACAATTTTTAAAAACAACCCGTTATGAACAAAATTATCGAATTTCTCAAACAAAGCAACCGCTACAAACACCTTATTGGCGGTTTGTTGGTAGGCATTTTGGCCTTCACCCCGTGGACAGCGCTCTATGCTGCAGCTGTCGCAGCCTCCTGTCTGGAACTGAAAGACAAACTGAAAGGCGGACTTTGGGACTGGATAGACTGGTCTCTTACCGTCATAGGCGGCATATTGTCGGCCCTATTTTGGTGGATAGTGTAATGCTTTAGCTCATTTTGCCTGTTAAATCAGTAACTTTGTACCCGGTGGAGCTTCCCGATAGTCCGTGTGGTCTATCGCGGGTACAACAATGCGAACGCGAATGGCGGTGTGTCGAATGCGAATGCGAATAACGATGCTTCGAATACGAATGCGAATATCGGCTCGCGTCTGGAAATCTAATTAATCGGCGTACAGCACCGGGGACGTGTCCCCGAAGCGGTGCCGAGGGAAGCAAGCCACAGCAACAGCACCCATTAGGGTGGAAAGCTGAAAAATCACGCGTCGGGTGGAGTTTGGTAGGCTGTTATCAGTTCGAAGAAGTCAGATCCGGGGAAAGGAAGGCCCTTATCTTTCATGTTTATTAACCAATAGCTTATGCGCAGGGAAGGATATATTATCGAGGAAATCATCGAATACTCCAATATGTCGGAGGCATTCGATTCGGTACTTCGCGGAACCGGTCGTAAGAGGTCAAGGCAGGGACGATTCCTGCTTGCCCATAGGGAGAAGATTATCGCCGAACTGACGGCTTCCATTGCGGACGGTTCATTCCGGCTGGGCGGCTACCATGAGAGGGAAATTGAAGAATACGGTAAAAAACGTATTTTGCAGATCCTGTCCATGAAAGACCGCATCGCTGTGTTTGCCATCATGAATGTGGTGGACCGCCACCTGCAAAAACGTTATATCCGGACAACCGGTGCAAGCATCAAAAGGCGCGGTACTCATGATCTGATGAACTGCATACGTACCGATTTGCAAAAAGACCCGGAAGGCACACTTTACGCATACAAGTTTGACATCCGTAGGTTTTACGACAATGCGCGGCAGGACTTTGTTATGTGGTGCTTCCGGAGGGTGTTCAAGGACGAAAGGCTGTTGGTGCTACTGGAGCGGTTTGTTAAGCTGCTGCCGGAAGGTATAAGCTTCGGACTGCGCAGTTCACAAGGGGCAGGAAATCTGCTTCTGTCTGTATTTTTAGACCACTATCTGAAGGATAAGTACGGGGTTCGTTATTACTATCGCTATTGCGATGACGGACTGGTACTCGGTAAAACGAAAGCGGAATTGTGGAAGATTCGTGATGTTATTCACAGGCAAATGGGAAAAATAGACTTGGAAATAAAGCCGAATGAACGGGTATTCCCTGTAGAAGAAGGCATTGATTTCCTTGGCTATGTTATCCGTCCCGACTATGTAAGATTGCGGAAACGTATCAAGCAGAAGTTTGCCCGGAAGATGCACGAGGTAAAATCGAGAAAAAGACGGCGAGAACTGATTGCCAGTTTCTACGGCATGACGAAGCACGCCGACTGTAATAAGTTGTTTAAAAAATTAACAGGCAAAGAAATGAGAAGTTTTAAAGACTTGAATGTCGCTTACAAGCCGGAGGACGGCAAGAAGCGATTTCCCGGTGTGGTGGTAAGCATCCGGGAACTGGTAAACTTACCGATTGTAGTGAAGGACTTTGAGACCGGTATCAAGACCGAGCAGGGAGAAGACCGCTGTATTGTGGCCATCGAAGTGAACGGCGAAGCAAAGAAGTTCTTCACCAACAGCGAGGAAATGAAGAATATTCTCGCACAAGTAAAGGAAATGCCGGATGGTTTCCCGTTTGAAACGACCATCAAGACAGAGACATTCGGCAAAGGTAGAACCAAATACGTGTTTACATGAGAAGAGTTGAAGGAAGTGCCGGTGTATCGCTGATGGAATGCACGAACCCGGTTAAAGACAAATGGCGCATCCGCTGGGATGTGCAGGAAAAAGAGAACGGCTCTGCCTCCTACATGGAAGAGGAGTTCGGACACAAGCCTACTGATGAGGAAATCCGCACATTGGTTATGTCATGGTATAACAGCCAGACTGATGCAGCTATCCTATCCGGATTCGCCTATAATGGCGCCCCTGTATGGCTTTCTACGGAGAACCAATACAACTATAAGGCAGCATACGATTTGGCCGTTCAGACGGGCGGAGAGACCCTTCCGGTTACATTCAAATTCGGTTCGGATGAACAGCCCGAATACCATACCTTTGAAAAGTTGGATAATCTGAAGGACTTCTACATTCAAGCGGTCAGACACATCCAAAACACACTGGCTGAAGGATGGAAAAGGAAAGATGTATTCAACTTGGATTTATATCGGATTGAATGATTGACAATCCCTTCGGGGGAAGGATAAAAAAAAGCCCCCGGCCTGTTAAATAGTCGTCTCACTTACCATTTAAACATAAAGCACCTCTTACCGGCACGACCGGGGGCAGATACCCTCGTTCGCCAGTAAGAGGCTTTTTTATGTAAGCGCTATTCTGCGCAATGATAAGTGAGACAATGCAAATGTACGAAATTTAACTGGATATGAAAGTAATTGAGATACTAAAATTGAACAGAGAGCTTTTAAAAACGTGCCATTACATGGGCATACGACCCGATGACGTGCAATATATAGAACTATATAATGAATATAACAAGTTGCAGACCAATGGTGAAAAAGTGTCTTATATCGTAGCTACGCTTTCCCTACGATATGGCATCAGTGAGCGAAAGGTGTATGACCTGATCAAGCGTTTTAAAACCGACTGCAATTTG